GTTGCCTGGGAGAAGTTCACACAGAAAGTTCGAGTGTTTTGTATTCCCTCGGGAATATATATACATCTTGAACGGCTAGTGTCTACTCTTCGACATTTAAAGGAGAGAGGAGTCGTGATTCAAGTCGGTCGCCCTTGGTCCCATGGAGGAATGGATGCATTGGCACGCTGTTTAGGCGTGACACTTGAGAATGCATTTGTTCCTTCCATAGTAGAGGGAGATGGCAAGCAATTTGATCAGTCAGTGCGTGATTTTTTTATAGATCTTTATTTTTCGACCATGAATACTCACTTGCATCCCCAAAGTCCGGATTATGATATTTTCGAAATGGTGACTAAGTTTCTTTTAAAAAATATGTTGAATCGAGTCACTCGACTTTTTGGAGATGTTTGGGGAATAGTCCATGGAGGTGTGCCCTCAGGGGCATATAATACAAGTCATATGGATTCATGGATAATGGCCTTGTATTTTTGTCTCTTTATGGTCTATCAAATTCACACTGCTCCAGAGTGTGACCAGGAGGAATTGGAACTAGAGATGATAATGATAATAAAAATTGTTGTTTATGGAGATGACCACTTATACCAAAAAGGAACAGGCTTAGGATCGGTTTATTTTTCAGGTGTATCCTTTGCAGATTTTATGGAGAAGCACTTTGGAGTCCTAATACGAGATTTGAAAGATGGAATTCCATTCTGTTCCGAGGTAAAAGATGGATGGTTGGTGAAGATGGGAGCAACTATGTTGAAACATCAAGCAGTAATAAATCCAGATAGTTCGAAAGGGCAGCCGGTATTTTTACCCTTTCGAGAGTCTAGGGAATTTTTGATAAGAGCGGTCTGGGGACGAGAAACAAAGCCCAGAGATGCGGTGGATACACTCTTATCACTTCTCGGTCATGCGTATGGTACTTATGCATCAAATCGGGATGCTTATGATCGAATGTATTGTTTCTATTCAGAATTATTGATGGAGGTGGATTTAGATAATTTAGACCAAGAAATGGCTAGCCGCCTAGGCCATGATGATTTAAAAAAAACTCCGTCAGGTAGGATTGTCGGTGGAGGAATTGGTTTCAGGGTATCCCACTTGGGATACTCTAATAAAGAAAAACGTTTGGGACCCAGTCTATCAAGACATATCGAAGATGCCGATTGATATGTTAGAACCGATAGTGAGTCCCGGAGAGGTTTTTTAATTTATGATGATTTGAGGCCTTCCGAAAGGAGGGGAAAAAAAAAAAAAC